AAGGGCTTACAAAAGACGCCAGAATTGCCAACGCTACATTTAAAGCAAAAGAAATACTAGGCGGCGATGCAACAGTAGATCAGATAAACCGCGTAGCGTGGGCAATGCTGAATGTGGCAGAAGCTCAAGACAAAGTTAAAGACAAAAAAACAGCCATAACCACAACAGAATCTATAATAAGCCGAGGCGAAACACCGGAAGATCGACGGAAAGCCGAGCTTATCAGAAATAAAAAATGGCATGACGACCTTCTCATTGGTGATAAAGAATTTGAAGATGCAAGAACTCAAATTCAAAACGAAGGAGCAGAGGCTAGAGCTTCGGCACAAGCATCCGTCAATGGCATTGTACTAAACTCAGTGCAGCAGCTAACCGGCGCAATAATGAGTAATATGGATAAACAATCAGGCGCGTATCAAGCTATGTTTGCGATACAGCAGGCTGCTGCAATCGCCCAAATACTTGTTTCAACAGAATTAGCAGCAGCCCAAGTGCTTGCTCATGATGCTGGGATACTTGGTCTAGGAGCCGTTGCAACATCTAACATCGTTAGAGGCATGGGCTACGCTTCTGCTGGCGTGACGGCTGGGATAGCGATTGCCGGCGGTAGAGAAAACGGCGGCTCAGTTATAGGCGGTCAAACCTACGAAGTGGGCGAGAAAAACAAACCGGAGCTGTTAATGATACCCGGTAACAAGGGGAAGGTTTTCAGTAACTCAGAAGCTAAAAACATGATGGGCGGTGGCGGCGGTGGTTACCAAGCGCCAATTATTAACAACTACGTTGCAGGAGACGGGGTGTCAGTGCAGCATAGACGCGACGAATTAACTAAACGCGATGTTTTTGATATAGTACAAAGTGAAATGACAAACCCAAACAGCCGAGGCCGTAGAGGTATGCAAAGCAACTCTAACATGCACGGCGTATTAAACGGCAGCAGGAGATCATAAAATGGCAGTAATTCAATGGCCCGCAAATCTGCGCGGCCCGCTTGTTGCAGGGTATAGCCGTGAGGAAGTGGTGGGGTTTCGTGAAAACAATCTCGCCGCCGGCCCTGCTTTTGTGGAGGTGTTTTCGGAAGATACCCCACAATTTCATAACTTCACATACCAATTTAAAAGCGGTGATGCCCGACGCTTCAAGCTATGGCTACGTGAGCATAAAATGAGAGCTTATGCGCCGTGGTTCGATGGTCCATTAATAACGGAAGATCGCTCGATTGAACTGCAAGAGTGTCGATACACATCAGACGGCTACCCGCAGTTTCAAGGGCGCACTGTTGGCGGCATTCACACATACACGGCGCGAGTTATTACACGCGAGATTGTAAACGGTGACGATGCTTACGCTACAGAGCTAGAAGCAATTTGGGGCGTGAATTGTGGGGACATTGATCTAGGTGGTTCACTATTTGACGAAGGGATGAACGGATAATGCCTATTTCATCAAGAAACTTTTTTACCACTAAACCACGCATAATCGAATATATGACGCTTGAGATTTACCACCCAGCATTCGGGTATTTGCGCTTCGTTAAAGATCAGTATTATGAAAAAACATTCGACGGTGACATATACCAACCGGCAGCTATGGAGATAAAAGAAACGCTCCAAGACGAACGAAATACTGTATCCTATGAGATACAGTTAGGGCGAGTCGGCAGCATGGCTAAACAGTTTGTAAAAGCTATTGATAAATACCCGCTAGGCTGGATGATACCTATCGACGGGGTTGTGAAATACTGGCTATCTAATGACCTATCAACACCATATCGCCCCGCTGTTGAATTATCAGTGGGTAATTTTGGTATAGAAGGTAATAACGTGGCGCTAACGCTAGAAAGTGGCAACCCACGCGGACAGTCAGTGGCGCGTAGATATAATGGCGTAGAGTTTCCCGGCACAAAAGCAAAGGTTTAATTATGACACCAGAAGAATTTTGTAATAGCGCAAACGGTAAGCCATGGGTGAACCGTGGCGAGGATTTTACCGGAATGGATTGTTGGGGATTGGTTCTATTATCATTCCGAGAGATTGACGGGGTAGAGCTTCCAAGTGTTGCCGGTTATGCAGACAAAGACTGCGCAACAGCAGACGCAGCTAAACAAATGGATATGAGTCGTTTCACAGAGTCTCAGCCTAGAAACGGTGCGATTATGGCTATCTTTAAGAACAACGGTGAGCTTATGCACGTTGGCCGATGCTTGTGCGGTAGAGTGTTGCATGCTACGCGTGGACTAGGTGTTAGATGGGATTCCTATCTTGCTATAAACAATCAAAATAGAAATGTGAGATACTTTAAATATGATTAAAATTATTCATCGACGCGACCCAGCAGGCATAACGCCTCCAACAGTTTACGATGTAGCAAAAAATACAAATGTATTGCAGTGGCTCAATAATACGTTTGAATCACAAGATGAATTGTGCGGTGAGTTGGCCTGCTCTTTTGTACTTAATCAAAAAGAGATATTTCGCAATGACCATGAAGAAGTTGATCAATCGCGGCTAGATTTCACGCTTGGAGAGCTCGATCAACTTGTTATTGTAAATAGACCTGCTGGGCTAGAAACCGGGACGATTATAGCGATAGCCTCACTGGTTATTTCAGTTGCTGCCACAGCGGCTGCATTTTTAATGATGTCAAAACTACCCGGCGCGGAAGATGCCCGCAGCGAATCACCAAACAACCGACTTAATGCAGCATCAAATGAGTTTAGACCTGGGCAGGGAATACCGGAGTGTTTTGGTGCGGGTGTTTCATATCCTGATTTTATCCAGCCATCCTATTATTTTTACGAGAATAACATAAAAAAAGTTGTCGGGTTATTTTGTATTAGCGCGGGGGAGGTTATTGTTGATGAAGTGCGCGTAGGTGATACAGATATAAATGATATACCAGAAAGCTCGGCGGATAGATATCCACCTGGAAGCAAACCAAGCTCAAGGTTTTTAGTAATACATCAAGCCGCCACTAACGTGGACGGTCAGACACTAATCGCTCCAGATGACGAGTCTTTGATTAAAACTGGTATACAGTTAAACATCACAGAAGTCACTGGGCCGGAGCTGCTAACTACTCAAATATTGATCGTGTTAGATATAGATGTGGTTAATGATTTAAACCTGTTAAATTCATCATTTTTATATATACGTAGCGCAGATTTAAACGGCGTTTTTGACATAGCATGGATTGATTTTGAATGGGGCGTAGATGAGGCGGCGATCTTTATAGATGGTTCGTATTCAGGTGCGGAAAGTGTTACCGGTGATATAGGCCGAGGCGATCCAGATGGAATAATCGGCAGTGGCACAGCTGGTAATCTTGATTACTGGATCGGATGGTTTGATACCCCGGGAGAAGAAGCGGAAGAGGTTTTTGTGCATTGGCAAGCGCCGACGGGTGTACGCAAGAGCGGCGGCGGCACTGTATCTCTAACTGTTCGGATTGAAATAGAGGACGTAAATAACCCTGCTAATAATTTCGCACAAGATGCGACAATCACAAAAAACACATTTGACCCTCAATTTATCACAACAAAATTTAGTGATTTACCTATCGGGCAATATAAAGTACGAGCGCGTAGGGTGACAAATACTATAGCTACTGATGGATCAGCTAGTGAACAGCTGAAAGTAGAGGGGTTTGTTTCAGTTACTCCGTACAGCGTCGCCAATTTTGGCGATGCAACTACTTTACTTGTGCAGCGACGAGCAACGCTATTTAGCCCAGATCAATCAGGAAAAAAAATAAACTTAGATTATCGCCGCAAATTGCCATACTACAACAGAATCACAAACGAGTATGAAACAAACAACATGCAGCAGACTAATTCGTTTGCAGATGCAGCGGCTTACACGCTAATCACTCGCGGAAATGAAACGGAGCAATCTGTAAATCTAGCAGAGCTTTATGCTATTAATGATAGCCTGATCGATCCCCGACTAGGCGAGTTTACATTTACCTTTAACGATGCTGATTTATCAAAAGGCGAACGCGTGGAAACTATTTGCAATGTATCGCGGTCTGTATCATTTCACGACGGAAAACAGTGGCGCTTTTCACGCGATGAAGTAAAGCAAGTGCGCTCTGCGATGTTTAACCGCCGCAGTGTCACCGGCAACAATGCAAGGCAAGCATGGCAACCGCAGCGGGATGATGATGCTGATAGCGTGCGCATTATTTATGTTGATCCAGACTCAAACACGGAAGCATACGAGGAGCGCGCATTTAACATCAATACTGGCGTTATAACATCTGGCGAGATCGGAAATATACCAATTGAAGTAAAGCTTGCAGGTTGCAGGAATCAGTATCAAGCGACTAACCGCGCTGATCTTGAGATCAGACGCATAGCATATCAACGTAGATCTGTTAATGAAACAACATATAGAGATGCGCTTGAACTTGAGTTGCTAGATCGAATCGGGTGGGTTGATATAAACGATGTTGATACATTTGATGGCGAGATAATGGGGATCAACGGAAGCGACTACGACACAACAGAGCGCTTTATCCCTGAGTCTGGCAAATCTTACGTTGTATTTGTGACAGATGATGAAGGTTACCCTTCAAACACTGTGCAATGTACGGCAAGGCTAGATACCGAGTTTGGTTTTACTGCTTCTGGGATTAGTGGTGCTTATGTTGCAAGTGATGATCAGCAAATTGGATCGCGTTATTTTATAGCTGACGCTGATGATTTGGCAGCATCGGAATTTACCTTAAAATCACGTACCCCAAGCGCTGACGGAAAAGTGGAAATTGAGCTTGTGGAATATCGTCCGGAAATGTACGAAAACGACAGCTTACAGCCACCCATTTACCCGCCGTTGATACCGAACAATCTTGTTGCATCGAAAACCTTAACAGTTGGTAGCCCATTATCTACGCTTATTATAAAGAATAACGGACAAATATCGCTAGAAGATGATGGGTTTAGTACGTGGTATGGCGGCGGCATTGTTGCTGACATTGGCGATCAGTTTGAGGTTTACGCCTCTGTTGTCAGCGGTGCTCTTGCGGCGGGCCCCGTTTACTCTTGGTTACCATTAACAAGTGATCGAGCGTGGTCTACATTTAGGTATGATACGCAGGGCGTTGGCATTACAGAGTGCGTCTTAAAATTAACTATTAGAGAGATTGCAAACCCTGATAATAAAGAGATAAACACAATAACAATAAGGTCTACTATTATTGTTTAAATATAAAAGCCCCTACATGGGGCTTTTATTTACTTTTCATCACGCTTTAAATCTGCCCACCGCTCAGAAAAACCCGCTATAAATGAATAAAACACAGATGGCCTGTTCTCAGTGTACGGATTAACTGCCCAACTTTTTACGTTAAACGGCCAGTCTGGATCTGCTTCCTCTCCGTAAAAATGATTAATAGCGTGACGCATACCAATTTTGTACGCAGCAACAACTTTATAATCAGGAGTATGCCAAGCTGGGATTTTTATTGCTTCTGTGTCGATTTTATATGATGTAATGCACTCAAAATCATTGATCACTGTTGTTTCGCTCATATACGGCTCTTTAATATTATTTGACAATGATAACAATATAATATTAATATGTATACATATCAACATATAATTTAAAAATAAAGGGGTTATTGTGGATTTTTTAGATGTATTAAAGAAAATAGAGCCGAACGTATCTCAAATAGCGCGCGACGCAGGTTTAAAACGACAAGCAGTATATCTGTGGAAGAATGGAGGAATGCCGCGCAGGGTTGTTTTTGACCGACTGAAAGGCATGGATAAATACAAAGACTTGTTAGTAGATCTTGATTATGAATCTTTGCGTGGTAAGTCGCCACTCGGTCGGCCGTTAGGCGCTAAAAATAAAAATAGTAAATAATAAAAAGCCGCTAATTAAAGCGGCTTTTGTTTAATCTACTCGTACCCAATTTTTCTTCTTTGTCACTTTCAGCGAGAACTCTAGCTTTTCAAGATGCTCTCTAGCCTCTTTGATGTCTGACTCTAGGCGCTTGATTGCCTGCTTTCTATCGCCGCACCATCCTGTGAAGCAATAGGCGTAAGTGCTCTTGCCGTAATTTCCAGCTGCAGCTCTTGCGTCACGCTCATCTGTGAAACCGTAAATGACTTTATATTCAACACATTGCTGCCTGTTGGTAACTTCGATTGTTGTCGGGTCTGTATATCCAAATGTGTATCTCATATTGCCCTCATTTATCTGCCTGTTTAATTAAAACGCTTCTTGCGCTTGCGCAGGAAAAAATATTTACTCGTCATCAATCAATTTCTCTTCTAACGCCTCGATAATATCCTCTTCAAGCGCTTCAATTAAAAAATCAATGTTATCCAGACCACTTTGTTTATTTACAATACTAGCGCTTTCGATTATCCATTCGTCAGGCTCCTCTGGGTAACAGTTTTCTGGTAGCGCGTACAACTTAGCCGGCCTACCTTTGATAAACGAATAACCAACTTCTAAAGTAAAGTCATATCCATTAATAACAATATTAATCTGTTTAAGCATGGTTTTTTCCTTTTGTTTATTTGCTATTATTCAACTTATCCAAATCCCACTGCGTAGGCGCATCGTTTACCGCATAACCGCCGTAGATTGCCGCAACATCTGCGACTTTATTAACATGCGTGGTATCAGTGATTTTCACAACAACTGCGCACCCCATTTCAATATCGTGCGCGTTTTTGATGCAATCCGCAGTTAGTATATCTGCTGCTTTTTGTGGCATGCCGGAAAGTGGGAAATTATA